GCCACGCAACAATCTATTAAGGCTTATGTAGATGCAAACATTACTGCTCAAGATTTAGACATCACAGACGGAAGCACCAATGGTTCTATAGATTTAGATTCAGAAACACTTGGTTTGCTAGGGGGCACAGGAGTAACTTCTAGCCTAAGTGGTAACAATATAACTATTGCAATAGATAGTACTGTAGCAACGCTTACAGGAACGCAGACACTAACAAATAAGACATTAACTCAGCCTAAGTTAAATGGTGGCATAGCTGTAACAACCACAGGAACAGAACTCAATATTCTTGATGGAGATACAACAGCATCATCTGTAGTTATAGTAGACGCAGATCAAATCATTATTAATGATAATGGTTCAATGAAACAGATTGCTGTCACTAGGTTAGACACCTATGTGTCAGGAACAACATCAACACTTACTAACAAAACATTAACAAGTCCAGTGCTTGATGGCACTCTTTCAGGAACAGCATTCTTAGATGAAGATGATATGTCCACAGATTCAGCTACAAAGGTTGCTTCACAACAATCTATAAAAGCCTATGTAGACAATCAAATAACAGCACAAGATTTAGACCTATCTGATGGCTCTACTGCTATAGCTATTGATCTTGATTCACAAACTCTTTCATTGCTTGGTGGTACTGGTATCTCATCAACTGCAAGTGGTAGTGGTTTTACTTTTGCTATAGATAATACTGTTGCTACTTTAAGTGCATCACAAGTTCTTACAAATAAATCTATAGACCTTGATAACAATACACTTACAAACATTGAAGTAGACAACTTAAAAGCAGGTGTCCTTGATACAGATTTAAATGCAGTTGCAGCTACAGATACAACTCTTGCCTCTGCAAAAGCAATCAAAACATATGTAGACACACAACTGACAGCAGAGGACTTAGATATAAGTGATGGTAGTAGTTCTATATCCATAGACTTAGACTCTGAGACATTATCACTGCTCGGTGGGACTGGTTTAACTTCTACAGCTAGTGGCAACGGAGTAACATTTGCGATTGACGGAACTGTAGCTACCCTTACTGGTTCACAAACTCTCACAAACAAGACTTTAGATATAGATAACAACACACTATCTAATTTAGAGGTAGATAATTTCAAAGCATCAGCCATTGTTACTGAATCAGAAGGCATTGATTCTAGTGATAATGATACATCTTTACCGACAAGTGCTGCAGTTAAAAACTATGTTGATACCAATGTTACAGCACAGGATTTAGATGTTTCTGACGGAACTACAGATATTGCCATTGATTTAGATAGCGAAACATTAGTATTAGCAGGTGGTACAGGTCTTACATCTACAGCCGATACCAATACTGTTACTTTTGCTATAGATGGAACTGTAGCAACTCTTACAGGTGCACAAGCTTTAACCAATAAAACTATTAACCTAGATAGCAACACTCTAACAAACATAGAGGTTGATAATCTTAAGGCAGGAGTTCTTGATACAGATTTAAGCAGTGTTGCAGCTACGGACACTACATTAGCTTCTGCAAAAGCGATTAAGACTTATGTTGATGCACAGGTAACATTACAGGATTTAGATGTCAGTGATGGCACAACAGCTATTGCAATTGACTTAGATAGCGAGACTCTTTCTCTGTTGGGTGGCACAGGACTTACTGCTTCTGCATCAGGTAATGGCGTTACATTTGCAATAGATTCTAGCGTAGCCACATTAACAGGAACACAAACCTTAACTAACAAGACTGTAGATGCTGACAATAATACTTTAAGCAATATTGAAGTAGATAATTTCAAAGCTAGTGCGATAGTCATAGAATCAGAAGGCATAGGCTCAAACGATAACGATACTACCTTGCCAACGAGTGCAGCAGTCAAGGATTATGTTGATACACAAATCACAGCCGAAGATTTAGATATTAGTGATGGCTCATCAACTATAGCTATTGACCTTGACAGTGAAACATTATCTTTATTGGGTGGCACAGGTTTAACATCTTCTGCTAGTGGTAATGGAGTTACCTTTGCTATTGACAACACAGTTGCAACATTATCAGGCAGTCAAACATTAACCAATAAGACTATTGATGTAGATAGCAATACAGTATCAAACATAGAAGTTGATAACTTTAAAGCATCAGCAATCGTCATTGAGTCAGAGGGTATTGGTTCAAATGATAATGACACCACAATTCCAACAAGTGCTGCTGTTAAAGATTATGTTGACACTAATGTAACCGCACAAGACCTTGATATAACTGATGGTACAACTAGTATCGCTATAGATTTAGACAGCGAATCACTGTCTCTCTTAGGTGGTACAGGCGTAACTTCAACAGCTTCAGGCAACGGAGTTACATTTGCTATAGGGCAAGATGTAGCTACCAGTGATGATGTAACATTTAACACAGTTACCGCAGATATTATTGGTAATATTAGTGGTGCTACAGAGTTTTCCGCACAAGCAGGTGAAGCTCTAACTAAAGGTGATGCAGTTTACATATCAGGTATATCAGGCAATACACCAGTCGTATCTAAAGCTGATGCAGACGATTCAGACAAAATGCCTAGCTTTGGATTGGCTAAAGCTGATGCAAACTTAAACGCAAGTGTTGTAGTTGTAACATTCGGCACTTTATCAGGATTAGATACATCTAGCTTCAGTGCAGGTGATATTTTATTTATTAGCACAACAGCAGGTGGATTAACAGCAACAGCACCAACTGGTGAAGCATCATTATTACAAAACATAGGTATTGTTCAACGATCTCATGCAAGTGCAGGTTCAATCAAGGTTGGTGGTGCAGGAAGGACAAACGCAACCCCAAATCTAAACAATGGCAAAATATTCTTAGGTAATGGCTCAAATCAGGCAGTTTCTACAACCCTAAATACTTCAGTCGTACCTGAAAACACAAATCTCTATTACACAACTGCTAGAGTAAACAGTGATATTGATGCAAGGGTAACTAATACCTTTATTAACGATTTAACAGGTGTTGTTGCAGATACAGCTACAGCATTGGCAACAGCTAGGACAATAGGCGGTGTTTCTTTTGATGGGACTGCAAACATTGATTTAGCAGGTGTGAACACAACAGGTAACCAAGATACTAGCGGAAATGCTGCAACTGCCACAACCTTGCAAACTGCAAGAACAATATCAGGGGTAAGCTTTAACGGAAGTGCAGACATAACCTTAGACACAGACGATATTGGAGAGGGGTCAACCAATTTATATTTTACGAATGCTAGGGCACAGGCTGTATCAATAAATAATGTTGTAGAAGATACAACTCCTCAATTGGGTGGTGATTTAGCATCTAATGGCAACGACATATTATTTGCTGATAGTGACAAAGCTATCTTTGGAGCAGGTTCAGATTTACAGATTTATCATGATGGTAGTAACTCTTTTATAAGAGATATGGGTATTGGTAGTTTATTTATACGAGGTACAAGCCTTGTATTAGAAGATTCAGATGGCAATGATTATATTGCAATGACTGATACAGGCACTGGTGGCACTGTAGAAATAAAACATGAAGCTGTAACCAAGCTAACCACTAGCAGCACAGGTATAGACATTACTGGAAATGCCACAGCAACTACATTCATAGGTGCTTTACAAGGTAATGCTGATACAGCAACAGCTTTAGCAACAGGTCGCACAATAGCACTGTCAGGTGATGTAACTGCTTCAGGCGTTAGTTTTGACGGAACAGGTAATATTACCCTAACCACTACAATAGGTGCTAATAGCGTAGCTCTAGGCACAGACACCACAGGAAATTATGTAGCAGGAATAAGTGGAACTACCAATGAAATAACTGTATCAGGTTCAGGCAGTGAAAACGCTACAGTAACAATAGGCTTGCCTGATGATGTAACTATTGCAGGTGATCTTACTGTAAATGGAACTACAACTACAGTAGACACAAGTGAGCTTCATGTAACTGACTCATTAATAAAATTAGCAAAAGACAACACAGCTAATTCATTAGACATAGGTTTTTATGGACAGTACAGACTAGCAGCAACAAATCAATTTACTGGTCTATTTAGAGATCAAACTGATGCTAAATACAAACTATTCCATCTATTAGAAGATGAACCTACAACCATAGTTAATACAGGTGGAACTAATTACTCCACAGCAACCTTAGTTGCAAACTTAGAAGGTAGCGTAGTTGGTGATGTCGTATCAGGGCAAACTGCTGAAACAAGTTTTGCAAGTGATGATCTTATAGCTGTTTATGATGTAACAGCTAGTGCAATAAGAAAAGGAACAATAGCAAATGTAGCTTTACAAGGACCAACAGGCTCAACTGGAGCTAAGGGTCAAAAAGGTGAGGTAGGCTCTACAGGTCCTACAGGCTCTACAGGACCGACAGGACCTACAGGTTCTACAGGACCTACAGGTCCTACAGGTGATGCAGGTACAACAGGAGAAAAGGGTCAAAAGGGTGAAGTTGGTGCTGCTGGCTCAAATGGCTCTAATGGAGCTAAAGGTCAGAAGGGAGAAGTCGGAGCTGCTGGTTCAAATGGTTCAGATGGTTCTAAGGGTCAGAAGGGAGAAGTAGGGGCAACAGGAACAACAGGAACAACTGGAGCTAAAGGTCAAAAAGGTGAAGTTGGTGCTGCTGGTAATGATGGTTCTGATGGCTCTAAGGGACAAAAGGGAGAAGTAGGTTCTACTGGTGGGACTGGTCCTACTGGACCTACAGGTAGTGCAGGTGCAAAAGGTCAAAAAGGCGAAATAGGGGCAACTGGTTCAAATGGTTCTGATGGAGCTAAAGGTCAAAAAGGTGAGGTCGGTGCTAGTGGTAGCAATGGCTCTAAAGGGCAGAAAGGAGAAGTAGGTGCAACAGGACCTACAGGTGGTACTGGACCGACTGGCTCTGCAGGAGCTAAAGGACAAAAGGGTGAAATCGGTAGCACAGGACCAACTGGTAGCACAGGACCTACTGGTCCAGCAGGCTCAAATGGTGCTGATGGTTCTAAGGGACAGAAAGGAGAAGTTGGTTCAACTGGTCCAACTGGTAGCACAGGTACAGCAGGAGCTAAAGGACAGAAAGGCGAGGTTGGTTCAACAGGTGGAACTGGTCCGACAGGTGGAACAGGTCCTACAGGAGCTAAGGGTCAGAAAGGAGAGGTAGGAAGCACTGGTGGTACTGGACCTACTGGACCTACAGGAAGCACTGGTCCTACTGGACCAAGTGGAGCAAAAGGTCAGAAGGGAGAAACAGGAAGCACAGGTCCGACAGGAAGCACAGGTGGAACAGGTCCAACTGGTCAAAAAGGTCAAAAAGGTCAAACAGGTGCAACTGGACCAACTGGAGGTACAGGACCAACTGGTCCGACTGGTGCAAAAGGACAAAAAGGACAGACTGGTGCTACAGGTGGAACAGGACCTACAGGACCTACTGGACCCACTGGACCTACAGGTGGAACAGGTCCAACTGGTGCAAAAGGGCAGAAGGGACAGGCTGGTACAAATGGTAGTACAGGACCCACAGGACAGAAAGGACAGAAAGGACAGACTGGTGCTACTGGTCCAGCAGGCGGATTTACAACCAATTCAAATGCACAAGTAAACACTCTAGGCGTAAAAATTAGTCCAACAACCTCAGGCTTCTTTGCACCTGCTAAAGATATGATTGTCGGTAATGGTGTAGGCAATCATGGATTGACTATCTACAGTGGTACATCAAGCACTGGAAACATAATGTTTGCCGATGGTACAGGCAGTACAACTATCTACGATTTATTTATTCAATCGGAACATGGCAGTCGTACTTTAGATTTCGGTACTCTTGGTAGCTCAAGAATGAGATTAGAAAGTGGCGGTGATGTAATGATAGGACAACTATCAAGAATATCAGGTGATAGACTGACAGTTGCAGGTGGTAGAATTAAGTGTCAGGGTGGAACTGATGCTTCAGGTTATAACAGCACATTCTTAGCCCCTGGTCTGCCAGGCTATCCTGCTAACAGTTACGGCTCATTGGGTTCAACTGCTAACAATATTTATCTTGTAATTGGTGGTTCTTACATTGGGTATATAAGTAGTAGTGCCACTTTAGTTGCTTCAGATTCAAGATTAAAAGAAAATGTACAAACCTTAACAGGCTCTTTAGATAAAGTTACCCAATTAAGGGGTGTTAGTTATAATTGGATAGACCCTGAAAGAGGTGAAGGAAATCATATAGGATTTATAGCCCAAGAGCTTGAAGCAGTTTACCCTGAATTTGTCGGTGATGCTGATCTACCTGACGATGAAGATGGTAATACGGCTATGAAAAGTGTTGATTACGGACACATGGTAGCTGTTTTGGTAGAAGCAATTAAAGAATTAAAAACAGAGCTAGATTCTGCAAAAGCAAGAATAACAATACTAGAGGGTTAAACAATGGCAATTAACTACACATGGAAAATAAACGCAGTTGATGTTTATCCAACTTTAGATTCAAACACCAATGTTATTCATAATGTTAGGTGGCGATTAGAAGCAGAAGATACTGAGAATCAAGATGCTAGAGGCAAAAATCTTAAAGTAGGTAATGATGGTAATGTAGCATTAGACACAACAACATTACCTGATTTTATAGACTTTGATTCAGTAACACAGGAACAAGTTATTGCATGGTCAAAAGTTGCATTAACTGATGATTTTATAACAGCAACTAAAGAGATGTTACAAAAAGAACTTGAATCATTGGTGACTCCTGAGTCAGTAGTTAAAACGATAAACTCTTAATTTCTCTTATCATAAATCTTGATGTAGAATAATTCATGACCTAGGAGGGTTTATGAATGGCTTTTGGCAAATGTGGGCAGGTGTCCTTGATCAAAAACTCTGTGACGATATAGTAACTGAGTGCGAATACTACAAAATATTTGACGCTACTGTAGGCAACAGTGAATTAAATAAAGAAATTAGAAGCAGTACTATTAGATGGATTGAACCCATAGATCAAAATTCTCAATTTATCCACGACCTATTAATGAATTATGCGGAACTTGCTAACAGGGCAGCTTTCGGATTTAACATATCTTCTTTGCACCAAATTCAATATACCATTTATGATGGAGAGAAAGAGGACTTTTATAATTGGCACATTGATACTTTTTTTGGGAATCCATCTACTTATGATAGAAAAATAAGTATTACTATCCAACTTTCAGATACGGATGATTATGAGGGTGGTGACTTTGAATTTGATCATCAATACGAACAACCACCCAATGAAGATTTGCGAAAAAGAGGCACTGTGCTTGCATTTCCTTCTGTAATAGGACATCGTGTATTACCAGTAACCAAAGGTGTAAGAAAAAGCCTTGTAGCATGGATAGAGGGTCCCAAATGGAGATGAAAACATTTATAGAAATAGGTACTTGTGATTTTGATACAAACATACCACTTATAGAGACTGGAGAATGGACTGGGATTATGTGCGAGCCTGCTCCAACATACTTTAAAAACCTAGAAGATATATGCAAAGACATTAAGCATAGAGAAAATCTTTTTTTAGATAATGTAGCTATTACAGATTACACAGGTCTTGTATCTTTTGCTGAAGCTAGAGAAAACAAAAGACCTGAAGATCAATGGCAAAGAGGTATTTCTAGCATAGTCCAAGATCACCATACAGGAGAAAGAATTTTTGATATCTTTCCCAACCAACGCCTTATTAGTGAAAGGTTGGATGTACCTTGCACAACCCTAGATGATTTGATTAATAAATACGATTTAGAGTCTGTGGATTACCTTAAGATTGATGCAGAAGGACATGAAATGAATATTCTTGATGCTTACACATGGCACATAAAACCTACCTTTATTAAATTAGAGCATACACATATTGATGATATCTATGTCAGCAATATGCTTAAAGATTTAGGCTACATTGTCTACACAGAACAAAGAGACATTTACGCCATTAAATGAAAAAGCTAGTTATCTCTTTGCTCAAAAGAGCAGACAGAAAAGTTGCATTTCAAAAAAACAACCTACTTGATTTTGAATACATACAAGCCATTGATGGTGAAGCCAATGTATTTAGAAACATTCAAGCTAGAAAAGGTTGGCTAGACCCATTTAGAAAAAGACCCCTACAACAAAATGAAGTTGCTTGTTTCCTATCACATATAAAAGCATGGCAAAGATGTATTGAGTTAAATAAACCAGTCATTGTGATGGAAGATGATGCAATGATTAACGATCAATGGGATGAAAATTTATACGCAGAATTAATAACTGAGCATGACTTTGTTTATTTGCAACGCAATGAAAATGAGCCTGATAAAGCTATACCAATAAATGATTTAATAGAGAAGCCAAGCTACCCATACAACATGACTGCATACTGCATTCATCCCTACACTGCAAAAAAACTTATTCATACAGTAGATTACAATGACTTTATTCCTGTTGATGAGTTTTTGCCTGAAATCATTAAAAGCACATCACTTAAAATAGTTGCTTTAAAAAAAGATGCTTGCAATCAATTAGCTAGACATCTTTCTCATTCAGATATAGAAAACGACAAACCTTTTAGACCCTACAAAGTCTATGCAGTTACTTGTGGCACTGACAGAAAGAAATGTACTTATGTGAACACCAGTGCTAGAAAATACGGAATAGACATAGTTAATGTAGGCACAAATATAGAATGGGAAGGAACTGATATGTCTGCATTAGGTGGTGGCATGAAGATTAACCTAATGAAAGATTATGTAGAACACTTACATGATGATGACATTATTTTATTCACAGATGCTTATGATGTTTTTTACGCTGACGATCTTGAAACAATTACAGAAAGATTTTTAGAGTTTAATAAAGAAATAGTTTTTAGTGGTGAGTTGGTTTGTTGGCCGCAAAAAGAATTAGCTACAGAATTTCCAAATGCTCCTACAAGGTTTAAATATATAAACAGTGGAACTTATATTGGCAGGGTTAAAGAATTAAAGAAGTTATACAACCATGAAAAAATAGAACATTGGGATGATGATCAACTCTATGTTCATAAGTGTTTTCTTTATGGAGATTTTGATATAGCTATAGATTATGAGTGTTATATATTTCAAACGCATTTTGAAAGAACAATTAAGCTAGGAGAACAGCTTAACAATCCTGAAACCAACTGTTGCTCATGCATTTATCATGGCAATGGGGGTCAAGATACCACTGCTAAGTTTTTAAGCCTTTACAACGCATTTCACGCACCCTCAAGTTCATATTTTATACCTCATAACAAAATAGATTACCTATCAGAAGATATGTTAGTGGTAGATTTTATGACACAAGAACAATGTGAAAGATTGATAGAACTGGCAGACAGACATGGTGGTTGGGGTTCATTGTCCTATGATAAATTTCCTGCACAGGAGATTCGCATGAAAGAATTGGGATTGTGGGAAGAATTAGAAAAGGCGTGGCAAGACTACATTGTTCCTACAGTAGAAAAATATTGGAAACCCTTAGAGATGTATGGTCTTAGAGATGGTTTTGTGATGCGATACTCACTTGAGACACAGACAAATTTGAATCTGCACCATGATGCTAGTTTAGTTACAGGCTCAGTCAAATTAAATGATGACTATGTTGGTGCTGACTTAATATATCCAAGGCAAGGAATAACCAATAAAGATATACCAGTTGGCAAATGTATATTGTTCCCTGCACAAGTAACACACGGACATGAATGTTTGCCATTAGTACAAGGAATTAAATATAGTTTAACAATATGGTCAAAAAGGTTTCCTGCTGATACAATTTAAAAACACTGGTTAATTTTTAGGAGAAAAAACATGGCAGAAGCTAACGAACCAATATTAACAATCACAGAAGAAAGTGGTGAGAAAAAATACAATGTTAATGAGTTAAGTGATGAAGTGAAGGTGTTATATAACAAATTAGCTACATTGCAAGATCAACACAACAAAATTGTAGAAATGTCTGCTGAAAATCAAATATTGCAAAAGCACTATATTGAAGTAATCAAACCACTTCTTCCAAAACAAGAAGAAGCCAATGACAAAGACAAGTCCGAAAGCAAAAAAGGCTGAAGTTAGTGCATTAGAGTTGCACGAACAGATATGTGCAATTCGTTATGAGAACCTAGATAAAAGATTAGAGTCAGGTTCAGCTAGGTTTATTCGCATGGAAGCTATGATTTGGGGTCTGTATGCAGTCTTAGTAGGCTCTTACTTTATTCAATAGGTGAAACAATGGCAGGATTGAAAGTACTAACAGAACCAACACAAGAACCAGTAACACTCCAAGAAGTTAAAGAATATCTTAGAGTTGATGATGGTACTGACGAAAGGGTTATAAGACCTTATATTGAAAGTGCTAGAAGGTTTTGTGAGGAACATACTGGCAGAGCTTTAATGTCTCAGACCCTTGTACTTTACCTTGATGCTTTTGAAGATCGGTTTAACCCCTTGTGGGAAGGCGTAAGAACTGGTCCATACCTTAACTACTACAAAAACTATATAGTATTACCAAGATCACCAGTGACATCTGTGACTCATGTTAAAACTTATGATGATGCCGATACAGCAACAACTTTTGCAGCTTCAAAATATTATGTAGATAGTGCTAGAGAACCTGCAAGAATAGTTCTGAGAACAGGCGAAACATTCCCTACAGCTTTGCGTGTAGCTAATGCTATAGAAGTACAGTATGTAACTGGATATACAAGTCAATACAACATTCCTGAACCCATGCGATTAGGCATTCTTCAACATATAGCTTATCTCTATGAACATAGAGGTGATATGTATGATGCCTCATTGCCATATCCCCCTATGTTGCGATCATTGTACGCTCCTTATGTAATACATAGGGGGTTGGGTTCATCTTCGCTAATGGCTCTCGGTTAAGATGTCTAACAGTATCGGCAAGATGCGTTATAAGGTAAAGGTTGAAACAGCAACTAATACTAGAGATGCAGGCGGTGGCTTATCACAAACTTTTGGTGCTGTAGCGTACATTTTTGCAAACATTAAACCTAAAAATGCTAACAGCATATATAGACAAGGAATATTGCAAGAAAAAGTTACGCATGAGATCACCATACGCTATATGAAGAACATTGACACTAACAGTAAGATCACTTATGGCACAAGGCAGTTTGCAGTAAATGGCATTATTAATGTAGACGAAAGAGATAGATTCCTCACATTGCTTTGTGAAGAAGGTGTTGCAATATGAGTGATGGAATTGATCTCAAAATTACAAACCTTAAAGCATTTAATAAAAAGCTTCAGGCAACTTTGGATGACAATAAGGTTAAAGAATATGTAACTCGTGGAACTTTGATGGTTCAAAATACAGCTAAACAAAGCATTATGGCAGGTGGCACTGGTGAAACATATCAAAAGTATGAACCAAGAAGAACACACACAGCATCAGCACCTAATCAACCACCTGCAAGTGATACAGGTTTCTTAGTAAGCCAAATAACTATGGATGTTGATGTTAAAGCTAATGGAACTGTTGTTGGTCAAATAATATCTGCAGCACCTTATTCAAAGCATTTAGAGTTCGGTACTGTAAACATGACAGAAAGACCTTTCATGCAACCTGCATTAATGAAAAACAAAAGAAAAATACAAGCTATGTTTAAAAAAGGTATTCTCAAATGAGCATTGGTCAATTTGAATTACAGTCTGCTATTTATACAGCACTTAATGTTCCTGCAATCACTACTACGCTTGCCTGTGGTGTCTATGACGAGGTTATTGAAGGTAACAGCTACCCTTTTATTACCTTAGGTGAAGAAACTTCTATAGATTACAGCACAAAAAACCTAGTAGGTGCTGAAACAACTATTAACATACACACTTGGTCAAGATACAAAGGCTCTAAGCAAACGAAAGAAATTATGGACAAGATACATGATTTATTGCATGATGTAAGTCTAACTGTTACTGGTGTAAATCTAATAAATTTAAGATTTGAATACAGCGACATATTGAGAGACCCTGATGGGATAACTCGGCACGGAGTCATGAGGTTTCGTGCAATTACATTAGGTACTTGAATAAATACCATTTACCGAAGTAAGCAACTGGCAGATGCCTTATTTTTTAATTAGAGGAATAAATACCCTCTGTATTTAGGAGTATATTATGGCAGCACAAAAAGGTAGTGCTATGTTAATGAAGGTAGGCAATGGTTCTTCACCTGAAGTTTTCGCAACAATAGCAGGGCTTAGATCAACAAGCTTAACAGTAAACAATGAGTCAGTAGATGTAACTAATAAAGATTCTTCAGGAAAGAGAACTTTATTGGAAGCAGCAGGGGTTCAATCAATCAGTGTTTCAGGTAGTGGCGTTTTTACAGACGGAGCATCAGAAACAACTATCAAAACAAACGCTTTAGCTGATACACAAGACAACTATCAGTTTTTAGTTCCTGACTTTGGTACTTTTACAGGTGCTTTTCAAGTAACCAGTTTAGAGTATGCAGGTGAGTTCAATGGGGAAGTTACTTACAGTATGTCCTTTGAATCAGCAGGCGAAATAACATTCGCAACTGTATAAGACTATGGCTTGGGAACAAGTTGAAGTAAAAGCAGAGAAAGACACTGTTATGGGTATGATGCAGGGCGATCAACTTGATATGCCTAATGTAAAAATCGGTAAGAGTGTCAAAGTTAATGGTAAAGACATCTCAATCAAATCACATACGATTGACGAGAGAGATGATATGTTAAAAATCACGCTTGCAATGGCAAGTACAACAAAGGAGAAGTCAGATGACAAACCCACTCAAGGGTCAGATTGAAGTAACATTAGGTTCTGAAACCTACAAAGCTAGATTAACAATAGACAGCTTAGTCAAGATTGAGGATGAACTAGACACAGGAATTCTTGAACTTGCACAGAACATTGCACAAGCTAAAGTTCGCATAAGAACATTATTAGTCGTATTACGCTATGCTCTTAGAGGTGGTGGTAACGACTTTGATGAAAAGAAAGTAGGGCAAATAATATCTGATGTAGGTATTGTTACGGCTTCTACAGAGGTAGCCAAACTCTTGGTATCTACCTTAAACGACAATGACTCAGACGAGGAAGATAAAAAAAAAGCAATAGAGTAGATGAACACACGCCACCTATCAATTGGGGAGACTTCTATATGATTTGTGTTGGCATGATGGGAATGCGACCTATAGACTTTTGGGATTTATCACCTAGAGAGATGTATCTAGCCATAAAAGGTTTTAAACAGTTTAATGGTGCTAATAAAGAAAAACCTATGGATAGAGCAGAACTAGATGATCTTATGGAGTTATACCCTGACTAATGAATGAGATAGATAAGCTAATCATTAAGATTGAAGCTGATACTAAACAGCTTAAAGCTGAACTTAACAAAATAGAAGGCAAAATTAGAACAACTGGTGCTGCAGGTGGTGCTGCATTTGGTGGCATGGCAGTTCACTTAGCAAGTGTTGCTAAAAAAGCTGCAGGTGCAGGTGTTACTCTTGCAATTATTGGTAAAATAACACAAGAAATAGCAAAAGTAGGAATGGAATTTGAAGATTTAGCAGATTCCTTGAATACAGTGTTCGGTTCAGTTGAACAGGGAACTGTTGCAATGGAAAAGGTTTTAAGTTTTGCACAAAAAACTCCTTTTCAAGTTGAAACTGTAACTAAATCGTTTATTGCTCTTAAATCAGCAGGTATAGAGCCTAGTGAAAGAATGATGCAGGTTTTTGCTGATACTGCTTCAACATCTACAGATCAATTAGGTGTTTTTGAAGCCTTAGTAAGAACTGTACAAAGATCAGCTTCAGGCGGTCTTGGGCTAGAAGAACTAAACATGATTATGGATAGAGGCATTGATGTACTTGGAATCCTTAATGATGAACTAGGTTTAACAAAAAATTCAATAGCAGATTTTGGTGCTACAGCAGAAGGTGCAAAATTAATTACAGATGCTTTAATTAATGGTTTAGAAAGAAAATTCGGTGGTGCTATGGAATCCAAAATGGATAACCTATCAACCAAAGTATCTAATATGACCATAGCATTTAAAGAATTAGCTAATGAAATTTATATAAGTGGCTTAGATGAGCAGCTAAAAGGATTGGTTGACAGTATTACCAATTATGTACGAAAACTCACAGAAGCTAGACGAGTTCAAGCAGGCATGGGCACAGGCGTTGTTTTGACAGGTGATATTTCACTAGATAAATCAGCTTTAGAGCAACAAAGAGAAGATTTAGAGAAACTACAAATCATACAAAAAAGAATAGTTGATGAAAACAAAGACCCAAATAAACAATTATTTTTTGAAGAAAGTTTGCAAACCACAGAAATTACTCTAGCAAATATAGCTAAAGAGCTTACAAATATCGGTAGAGAAGAAGTTAAAAGAATGAACAACTTTAAACAAGGCAATTCTGTAGATGTAGATGGAATCAGAGTCAAAGGTCAGTTAATGAGAGCTTTAACATTAGCTGCAAGTGAAATGGATAAGTTAGATGGAGATACTGTTGATGCTACTTTTGCTTTAGAGAATTTTGACAAAATCATATCAATGAAACTTAATGGTAAAACATTAGAAGAAATGGGATATAAAACTGAAGATGTAAGAAAGGCTTTACAAAATCTTTCCACGCAGACTAAAGACTCACAAGAAGCGATAGATGTTTTTGCACAAGTTATCAGCACCTCTGCTAATGCGTTCACTAATGATTTTGTAAATGCATTGATGAATGGTGAGAGTGCTTTAGAGTCTTTTAATGATTTTGCTAAAAGTTTAGTTTCTCAAATTATTTCAACATTCTTGCAGTTAGCTGTGGTAAATAAAATTTTAAATGCAGTATTTCAAAGTGCTAATGGTGGCAAGGGTTTGAACCTACCTGAATTAGCGAGTGGTGGTACTATACAAAGAGGTCAGCCTACAGTAGTTGGTGAACGAGGTCCTGAAATATTTGTTCCTAATTCAAGTGGAACTATTATGAATGGAATGAACACAAAAAATGCTATGGGCGGTGGTTCTACTATTGTAGTCAATCAGTCTGTAAACTTTGCTACAGGTGTAGTGCCTACAGTAAGGGCAGAAGTAATGAAAATGATGCCACAGATAGCAGATGTAACAAAAGGTGCTGTAGCTGACGCTGCAATGCGTGGTGGTAACTATAGGAGAATGTTGCAAGGTGGCTAAATTAATATCAATGCCTACAAGTCCAAACTTCGTAAGAAGCAACTGGACTCTTATAAGAACAGTAGGAACTACAACGAGTCCGTTTACTGGTAAAACCAAGACTCAAGAGTTTGATGGTGTTTATTGGACAGCAGAAGTATCACTACCACCAATGCGAAGATCACAAGCAGTTGAATGGCAGTCTTTTCTTTTAGAACTAAACGGAACAGTAAATCACTTTAAATTTGCTGACCCTGATGCACTTACAAACACAGGAACATATAGCACAGCATTTCTTACATCTAATCATAGAACAAGTACAAACTCAGTAACGCTATCTTTTAGTGGCTCAACCATAACAGCAGGTGCAAGCACCTTTGGAAGTGCAAAGGTTGGAGATTTTATAGTTGTCACAGGTGCAACTAACGAAGATAACAATGGTACACATAAAATAACAACAGTAACAAGTGCAACAGTCGTTGTAACATCTAGTACATTTACCACAGAGTCTAACACTGCAAGTTGCAAGGTTAGAACCAATGTCAAGGGTGCTACTGGATTGTCGCTTCTCGCTTCCACAAACGCTGCTAGCGGAACGATTAAGAAGGGAGACTACTTACAGATTCAATCCGAAACAAACACCACAGGCAAGCCCTCACAAATAGTCATGGTTACGGAAGATGCAACAGCAACAGCAGATGCTGGTAAAGATTTTTATGGAGTTGCTATACAACCAAAGCTGAGATCAGACTTAGCTAATGGAAATTATGTAGTATTCACAAACCCAAAGGGGACATTTAGGCTCATATCTAATGAGATAAGTTGGTCAGCAGACCGAATATCAAACTACGGCATTAGTTTTTCTTGTATTGAGGTGATTTAATGGCAACTAGGCAGGGTTTAGATGCTTCTATCGTCAATCGCCTAGGTGCAGATGAACAAGCAATATTCTTTGCAGTAAAAGCAGAGTTTGATACAGATGATATTCTAGTATGGTCAGGCATAGATGATCTTGTAATAGGCTCAGATACATACACTGGTGCAGGCACATTATTAAGCGTAAGTAACTCAGAAGATAACTTAGAATTAAAGTCTAATGGACTTGTTGTTGCTTTGTCAGGCATGGACACGACAGTTGTTAAT